GAGATCCTCGGCTATTGGCTGATGTTCGGGTTCAGAAAGCGCTCAAGCGTCTGCTGACTCGTCGAGCTGAGGCAATGGCGCTCACCCAAGAGTCAGTGCTTGCTGCCGTGAGCCGGCTTGCCTTCGCTGATGTGCGGCAACTAGTGGACCCTGACACGGGTAAGCTCAGGCCACTACAAGACCTACCAGAGGACGTGGCATCGAGCCTGTCGTCCTTCTCACTCGCCGAAGGTGTTGACGGTGAGGTGCGGCTGTCGAACGTGCGGACTAGCGACAAGGTGCGTAGCCTGGAGCTACTCGCGAAGCACCTCGGTATCCTTACCGAGACACACACTCACTTACACGGACATATCGTCACCTTCTCCCCAGAGGTGATAGCGAGCATGAGCGACTCGCAGCTCGACAGGCTGGAGACAGCCCACACTATCATCGGTGAGCTGCAACGCGAGGTGACGGGCCAGGGTCGTCAGCAGAGGCTGAATCCAGCCTCGCGGTGACCGTTTCCTGGGCTGCCACCCCCCCCGTAACAATCTTTCGATCCCGAGGCACCCCCCTATACCTATAGGACCCATCCTAAAGTCCACGTCCACGGATTCCCACAGTTGCAGAAAGCGAGACAGGGTCACTACAATGCAGAAGGGGTGTCAGAAAAACCGCCAGGACAGGGGAATGACGACGAATCAAGCGTGCCAATTTTTCCCGGAAATTCAGTTCCATGACGGGAAGTTCCCGGAAATTCCCGGAAATTCCCGGAAGTTCCCGGAACTTCCGCCTGAACAGAAGGGAACTGAACAGAAGGGAACTGAAGTGAAGGGAAGGGAGCAACGATGCCAAAAGTCGGACGCAAGACGTTTAGCAGTGTGAGCAAGGCCAAAGCGGCAGCGAAGAAGACGGGCAAGAAGGTCACCTACACGAAACCGGCCTCAGCGTATACGAAGTAGGGTGACGGATGGCGAAGTCTCGTCCCACGCCAGCGGTTTGGATGTCGCTGATCGGATTAGCGCGTGTCTGTGTCGTCTGTCTGACGTTACTGCTGTTACAGTTACTGACGGCAACGACCTACGACGTGGCCCTGAACGGCGAGGCTGGGACGTTGGCGGGCGTGGCGCTGATGGCGTTACTCGTGGAGTTTGTGAAGCGGAAGTGACAAGTTCATAAAAGCCATCTTCACGTTCAATGTCTGAGAGACGAGCTTGTGAGACACCGGTTTGGAGAGACGACATCTTTGACGACCCGGACGCGGTGGTGGACTGGCTGCGCGACGAGGCGTCGTTTACGGTGATTGACGGGACGTTCAATATCGCGGCGATTCCCACGCTGATCCGTCAGGTGCTCCGCACGGAAGTGGAGCGGATGATGCCGGTGTCGTCTCACGGTCTGAGTTTCGCCCGATGTTCCACGGCGACGGTGGACAGTGGGGTGCGGATTCATTCGGACCAGGGGATGGGCGCGAGCCATGCGTGGGTCTGGTATAGCCAGGATACTCCGCAGGACTCTGATAACGGGACGTGCTACGGGACGGCCTTTTTCACGCACGAGACATGGGGGGACCGGTTTTCCGGCACTGCTGCTGAACACGACCGGCTGCTGGCTGAGGAGTCGATGGACGAATCCCGCTGGCGCGTACAGCAGGTGGTGCCGATGCAGCGGAACCGGCTGGCGGTGTATCCGGCAGACCTCTTCCATAGCCGGTATCCCCATGACGGCTGGGGGACATCCTCACGCGATGGGCGTGTCGTCATTGTCGGATTCTGCAGTGAGGGTGATCGTGGCTGACAGGTCGTGGAAGGCATTTGAGCGACGGATTGCGAGGAAGGTTGGCGGTCGACGTATCCCGGTGACGGGAGAGCGGGACGGGGTTGACGTCGACGCAGGCCCGTTTGTGTATCAGCTGAAGCTCCGGCAGCGGATGCCTGGGTATCTCAGAGAGTGGCTACGTGGGATTTCCGGGCAAGCTGATGACCAGTCTATCGAGACTGGCTCAGCCACGGGGGTCGTGGTCTGGAAAGAGCCTGGCAAGCGAGACGATGACGCGGTTGTCGTGGTGAGGCTCAAGGACTGGATAGATTTACATGGCGTCTGAGTCATGAGAGTTTTGTGGTTATTGATAGCGATTGCCTTTCCGGTAGACGGGTGTTCTGGGTGTGCTCCTGCTGCCCCAACAGGAATCGAAGAGGACAACGGAACGTGGGAATGCGAGAGGGTTTTGACTCATCCGATTCGGGCCACGTATGCGCTGAGATGTGTCAATAGTAAGACGGGCGAGGTTCAAATTAGGGATGATGTTGAAGGTTAGGTTAATTGCTTTATGCGGGGGATGTCACACAAGCGTCAAACCGTCAAGCACCGAATGAAACTGGGGGTGGGCGGTTGACACTTTGACGGTTAAGACGGGAGGGGAAGGGCATGGCTAAGCGATGGATTCAGGACGCGATTAAGAAACCTGGGGCGTTGCGGACGAGTTTAGGTGTGAAGGCGGGGCAGACGATCCCGGCGAAGACGTTGAATCGTGCGGCGAAGGCGGGAGGCAAGCTGGGCCAACGCGCGCGGCTGGCGAAGACGTTGCGTGGGATGAAGCCGAAAGGCTGAGATGGCCGGTGAACACATGACAGCGGCAGACGAAGGGCTTATGGCGCAGGACGAGGTGCCGGATGCCACACTGGCGGCGATTGCGGAGACGCGGAAGACGCGACAGCAGGGGCGTTTCGAGCGGTATTTTCCTGACTGCACGTCCGACTGTGACCCGGACTCCACGGATGTGGACGACCATGTGGGGATGTGCCGTGTGCTGTATCGGAAGCACAGCGCCTTCTTTCAAAGCCATGCCCGTGAGCGTCTCATGATCGCGGCCAACCGGATTGGCAAGACACAGGCGGGCGCGTATGAAACGGTCGCGCATCTGACGGGCCTGTATCCCTCCTGGTGGCAGGGCCGCAAATTCGAGGAGCCGGTGTCTTTCTGGGCTGCTGGGGATACGGCGAAGACGGTGCGTGACATTGGCCAGCTTGAATTGTTGGGGCCGATGAATGCGATTGGCTCCGGGTTTATTCCGAGACATCTGATTGAACATTTCTCACGCAAGCCGGGAGTGACGGATGCGGTTGAGACGGTGTGGGTGAAGCATGTCGAGCAGGTGCATGGGGCACCGTGTCTTTCGGAGTTAGGCCTTAAGAGCTACGACCAGCGTCGGGAGGCGTTTCAAGGCACGAAGAAGCACGGGATCTGGATGGATGAAGAGCCGCCGGACGATATTTACATTGAGTGTCTCCTCAGAACCGCGCAGACCCCGGACTTTGTGGGAGGGATGTTGATGCTGACGTTTACGCCGCTTCAGGGGCTGACGCCGTTGGTGCTGGAATTTTTACCTGGAGGACGACTCCCGTCGTGAACGGGGATGGAATCGTACCGTTGAGTGACGTCGATACGCATCGCTACCGTCTCGCGGGGATTACCAAACTTGCAGTGGCGGTGTTGGAACGGGCGATTCGTGATGCCGAACTGGTGGAGGTGGGGCATCGGGTGACGGTGTGTCGGATGTCGGCGTGGTCGGAGAGAGAGCAACGAGAGTTTCTGGTCACACGTCGCTGGCTTCAGGATGCGTCTGATCCGATATTACGCTTATGGACAAGCGGGGCTGGGATGGATGTGACACAGTTTACTGAGCGTGTGCGTCGGCGCGTGGAGTGGACGGCACAGTTGGAGTCCAGCGCCCAACCTCTGACGCGACCGCCGAGGTCTCTTGGTGGACGCGGCCTCGACTCGCCGTTTCGTCGGATAAGTAAAGCATGATGGACAAGGAGACATGATGGGACTCTCGTGGAGAAAGATTAGTGGCGTGCTGAAAGGCTTGATGCCGTTTGTGCCGCTGGTGGGAGGACCGGCCGGCATCATCCTCAAGGCGGTGTCCTCGTCCATTCAGATTGTCGAGGACATCGTGATTGACCACCCGAGTGCGACCAAGCGCCAGCGGGCGATTGACCTGACCGGGACGTTGTTGACGATTGCCGAGGACGTGACCAACCGAGACCTGATGAATAATCATACGTTGACGCATGCCGTGGGAGAGGTGATCGACGCTGAAGTGGCGTTACGCAACGCGCATGCGGCGCTTGCAGCGGTGGTCGATGATCTTCGTGGAAAGGTGACTTAATCCGTAGGAGAGGTGAGAGACGGCATGTCGAAATTCGTGGTGATGGCGGATTGGGACGATGTCCCGCATCTTAGTGGGACGGAGAAGGCGGAACTCTTCGCCTCGATTCCGCCCCATCAGCGAGACGCCAGAACCAAAGGGGTGCCGCAACTGGGGTCCGGGGCGATTTATCCTGTGCCGGAAACTGACATTGTCATTGCCGATTTTGATCTCCCCGCGCACTATGCGCGTGGGTATGGGATGGATGTCGGGTGGAACTGCACGGCGGTTGTCTGGTTGGCGCACGACCGTGAAACTGGCGTCCGGTATGTGTATGCCATTCACAAGCGCGGCGAAGCGGAGCCGTCGATTCATGCGGATGCGGTGCGGTCGCGTGGGGTCTGGATACCGGGACGCATTGACCCTGCCTCACGCGGACGCAGCCAGCGCGATGGCACGGTGTTGATTGACGACTACGTGGATCAGGGATTGTTTCTGGACGTGGCTCCGAATGCGGTGGAGGCTGGGATTCTGGACGTCTGGCGGCTGCTGAGTACTGGACAACTGAAGGTCTTTCAGTCGTGTCACGGGTGGTTGGAGGAATTCCGTCTCTATCGTCGTGACTTGAAGGGGCGTATTGTGAAGCAGAATGATCACTTAATGGACGCCACGCGGTATGCGATTGTGTCGGGCGTGGAGTGGATGACGGTGGAACCGTCGTCCGCGCAGGACTTACCTCGCGTGCGGTATATTGACGTGGGGTCGGATACGTTGGGATGGATGCACTAATGAGTCATCCCGAAGATATCATTCTCAACAAGCAGCAGTTTCTCAAGATGGCGGTGGAGTCGCTTCTGAATCAGATTGACGCCCCCACGCTCCATACGATTGTGGCGACGGGTCGGGATGAATTCGTGAGACGTGCCAGGGTCGACTGGTCCGGGCATGGGTTTACGCGCGACGATTATCGTCAGGCGTTTCAGCAGTTGACTGCACGCGCGGCATCGGTGCCTGGAGGACAGACGTATGCCACATGATGATCCAACCGGTGGTGGGTATCAGGTGGTGGTGGTGGAAGAGGACGTGGAGATCGATGACGTCGAGTCGGTGCTTCAGACGGAGCGGGATGAGTTTCTTCGTCTCGCGCACATGCGCTTTCATACTGTCGTCTCTGCCGAGGCCGAGCTTCGGAAGAACATGCTGGAGGACTTAAAGTTTCGTGCCTCCGAGCAGTGGCCTGAGCAGGTGAAAACGATGCGAAACGCTGACAGTCGTCCCTGTCTGACGGTGAATCGCATTCCGCAGTTTATTCGGCAGGTCACGAATAACCAACGAGCGTCTCGTCCGGCGATTGCCGTGAATCCCACGGGTGATGATGCTGACCAGGATGTGGCGGAAGTCATCCAAGGGGTGGTGCGGCATATCGAAAACAAATCGGATGCTGATGTGGCCTACAGTACGGCTGGGGACCATCAGGCCACGATGGGGCGTGGGTATATTCGTGTGATTACGGATTATGTGGATGATGACCCACTGGATCTGAATCAGGAAATCCGTATCGAGCGCGTCGGGAATCCGTTCTCGGTCTATATGGACCCTTCGGCACAGAAGCCGGACGGGTCTGACGCGAGGTATGTCC